GATAAAGGATCGACCTTACCATTTGCAACACGTTCAGCTAACCATTCTTCAACTTTGTTATCCAATGATTCAGACATACCCATGCCATCTCTTACATCATCAAATAATTGTTGAGCGATACGTTTATTATTGCCAGGAACACCTTTTGAGAATGATTTAAAATCATCATCAGCTGCTGCCTGTCTCATTTTACTAGCTGACATTCCAGAAACACCATCTGCATCTGGATCTCTATCACCAGCAGATATTACTTCGAGAGTTTTATATGTATATTCCTTACCATTATATTTGTTAAGTAATTTATCAAACTCTCTTAGTCTGTCGGAACCAACTACAACAACCAGATTATCATAATTCTGTAATTCTTTTGCTACATCTATAATGGTTCTGGATTTTGATTTAATGATATATTTACGACCAAAGAAGGATTGCGCATATTTGAGTTTCTGGTCGTAAGAGAGTGGGTTTTTGTCGGAGTCTTGTGTTTTAGAAAGATACACAAGGGGAACTCCACCACGGCTAATAGCCTCATTAATTACTTTGTTTACGAGTTTTTCATGCCCTACAGTAGGAGGATTCATTCGGCCAAAAGCAATTACAGCTGTGTCTTTTAATGCTTCAGAAATAGTAGGCTCAAGGTCGATGTACTGTGTACCATCGACACGACCTTTTTCAGTCCTTTTAAGTAACGACCCTTTATTTTTCCTTTCGGAATTTTTATCCTGGTCACCATTGTCGCCTTTTTTCTTTTTAGACTTAACACCTTTCGTAGGTTCTAAGTTATCTTTTTCAGAACCGGCGTCGACTTCGGTTTCGGGTCTATTTTTATCTGGATCCATTTATGGTTAATCCTATATTTGTAAAGCTCTATTTGTTTATTTATAATAATCAGCGAATGTCGGTATAAAACTATAGTTGCGTGCCGCACTTTCATTCCATATAGTAGATTGTCTTAACCAACCTAAAGCAGGAGTGGGACTAGCAATTGCCAATGGCACTGCTGTTCGTCGCTGTTGTTTTATAAAGTATGCATTATCGACAGCACCAAGCGTACCTCGTGTCTCAATTTCCTCTACAAGAAATTTTGCCGTCTTTTTTGTCATTGCATAGGCATGCGCGCCTTCATGTCCAGTAATATTTATTAAATTTCTTGGTTTACCAGCAGATTTATGGTCATACCTTTCTGGGTCTGTTAATTTATACCCTAACGTGACTATTAAATTGTCTGGTATGTGCAATTCGTTTATTGGTTGGAGCATTATAGCATCATGTTCCAATACAATTCCAACCTCATCTGGGCCATCAGCAATCTTTTTCCATATTGCGCCATGTCCAGCTGAACAAGCATTTGCTTTTTGTGACATGGTAGGTTTGTCAAGTATTAAAGGTGGTTCGTAATAACTCATTTTAATACCTGTCATACACCAAGCTGCACGACCAGTAATATCTTGATAACCTTCAAAATATTCCCAGTTTAAGCCAACATTGTCACAAGAATTGGCACAAGTTAGTGCGTATTCATTACTAATCGGAGTATCAATTTTAAGAATATATGCTTTCATTATGTAAGTGCGTAATATAATTCAAAGTCGTCTTTAAAGCGAGACTGTAAATCTATTAGATCTTGTCCTATGATTTCAATTTCGCCTTCCTTATTTTTTCTCGTGTCCGTTTTATGTCTTGGTAACTCATGTTTAAAATTCTCGCAACCTATGTTATGCATAAACGTCATTAATCTATCACCCAGCTTCTCATATAACCAATAGTCTCCTATTGATTCCCCTCGTATCTTTAATAGGTCTGCCTGTACGATGGCTGCATTCGCGTCATTATTAAAAGCTCCATTGGTTACCCAGTTTCTGTATTCTTCAATCGAGGGTGGTGTTCTTGGAGACCTAAACTTTTTATAAAAGTAATAAAAGCTTTTCTGTCTATCAATAGGATGTCTTAATAATGCAAATGTATAATATTCACGAGCTTGTTCTTCTGTGAGTACACCTTCGTTAATTAATTGTTGTACTGTAAAATGGTAAAAAGCATAAGGTCTGTAACGCGACACAATATCTTCAGATAATGTACCAACAAGTCCGGAATCCTCAACCTCAGTATAAATTGCATCTGGGTCGTCAATATTACGAATAAAGAAATCCGATAGACTACTGGAGGCTGTTTTTGGAGTCCTAAGGAATAAAAATTTATATTTGTGCGAAAGATACATTATTCAACTCCCTGCGAATAGTCAACACAATTAAATCCCATACCAGTAGAGCCCCATTTATGGTCAGCAAATACTTTATCAGGTCCATCATATCGTTTTGCACCATTAATATAGAATTGAGGAATAAAATAATGTGAAGGCCAAATCGTTAATATATCTCTATATTCTGGAACAAATTGAGCCAGAAATTCATTACCAGTTGATTTATGTGGTTGTACATGTAAATCGCCAGGTCGTAATAATCTTAATGAATCAATTAATGCTTTAACAAGTTCGTTACCTGGATTACATGCAAAAATAGGTTGTACATTATTAGCCCTACCCTTCTCATTTTCAAAACATGTATATGCATGTTCTGGTGGGCTGTCAAAAAGTTCGTCTGTATTTTCTAAACAAATCATATCTGCTTCAGCAATAAACCCACCTTGTTCATATAATAATTCATAACGAATCAAATCAGAAACACCACAGAAAGCTTTTGCTCTATAATAATGTTCAATAAGGTCCTGGTTAATCCACCGACGTTGCTTTAACATCGCGTCATCAAAAATAGAATATTCCCAATCAGGGTGCTTATCCCTCCAGGTATACATCCATTTAAGAGGAGCAGGCTTTGGCCCTATCCATATATGACTAAGTTTCTTTTCAATGTTTATTATCATTTTAAAATATCCGATATCCTTTGTGCTAGGTTTGCGAACCATTCCTCGTCGTGTCCACGAGTTGTTTCTGCTGCCGTACCTATGCGAATGCCTGATGTCTCCATAAAGGGACGAGGGTCATTTGGTATACCATTTTTATTAACAGTAATACCATTATCTTCTAATAAATCTGCTGCTTCTCTACCACTATATTTACTATTACTTAAATCCATTAAAATAATGTGTGAGTCTGTTCCGCTAGTTTGTACTGGGAAACCATTTTCTACAAATACTTTACACATTGCTTTTGCGTTATCAATGACTGCCTTAGAATATACTTTAAACTCTGGTGTATTAGCTTCAACGAATGCTTGAGCTTTAGCAGCAATAATATTCATTAATGGTCCACCTTGTGTACCTGGGAATATAGCACTATTGATCAGCCTTGAATATGCTGGATTATTCCATAATATAATTCCACCACGAGGTCCTCGTAATGTCTTATGGGTTGTAGAAGTAACAACATCAGCGTAAGGTAATGGGCTAGGATACACACCCCCAGCAATTAAGCCAGAGTAGTGAGCCATATCAACCATAAGTAGCGCACCAACTGAGTCAGCAATCTCTCTAAACCTTTTCCAATCAATTACCCTTGGATATGCACTCGCACCAGCAATTATCATTCTTGGTTTATGAGCTTCTGCCATTAAAGCAACATCATCATAATTAATTAAACCATCATCACCAACACCATACGTATGAGCGTCGAACCATTTACCTGAAATAGTAACAGGAGCTCCGTGTGTTAGATGGCCACCACTTGCTAAATCCATTCCTAAGATAGTATCACCAACATCAAGGAAGGCTTTCATAATCGCAAGGTTTGCATTGGCACCAGAATGTGGCTGAACATTTGCAAAGTTACAGTCATATAGTTCTTTAAGTGTGTCAATGGCTAGAGTTTCAATCTCATCCATATGTTCACAGCCGTTATAATACCTACGACCAGGATACCCTTCGGCGTACTTATTAGTAAATTCTGAACCACATAGTTTCATTACTGCATCAGAGGCAAAGTTTTCTGACGCGATAAGTTCAATCGTTGTTTCTTGACGTTTTAATTCTTTTTGGTAAATTTTGTCTATTTCAATGTGCATTTTTCTTTATATCCGATATTAAACATTCATACGCTTCCGAGGCTGTGTCCATTGCTCTTGTTCCTAATAATGTATAA